TTTTAGCAGCTTCCAACCGCGCTTCAATAAACACATTTAACTCTTTTGTAGGCGACAATAATTTATGCTTATTACTTTCTTCGACTATATTAACCCATGGCACCTTATTGGAAACCTTTGCAATTTTAGAATACGGAAAACCCGCTGATGTCGTAATATCAACTTGCCTCAGGCCATCAATCCCATTTAAAGCTTCATCCAAAGTAAGTAAACGCTTATCATAATCAAGCCATCTAGAATTCCAACCACGAATAGAATTACTAACATGCTCCCCTATGTATTCAACAAGATCCTTATCTATCATATGACTTAACACTGTCATCTTTGAAAGTGCATTAAACATGGGAGAATATTCTTTTCCATCAATTATTTCTTTTGTTATTTTTGCAGGCTTCATAGTATTTGGCCCAAAATCCTTATTCATTTCATCAAAAACAATGCTCTTCACAATCTTTGTGCGGGCTGGCATAGACACCTTATAATTTATAGGTTTGCCATTTTTAACGAAATTAGCAGTTCTCCCTTCACTAAACAAATCTAAAGTTGCAGCCTGTGCTCCAAAACTTGTTGTTGGCAGCTCTTGTATAACATATTCACTTTCGCCCTCTTTTAAAACTGGTTTAAAATATGCAAACACATCCATAACATCTTCATAAAAAATTGGACACGATATACCTTGTTTACTAGAACTTGATCCAGCAGTATGCATACCAAGAAATTTGGCAGCAACAGACACATCATTGTGCATCAAAAGCATTCCACAATCTCCACCGATTGTATTACATTCATCATAACGATAATATTCCGTCAAAACTATATTTTCTTTATTACCAATCTTACCAAAATTTTTTGCATATGTAGCCTCATTTGCTATGTTAACACCATCCTGAATCACAACATCTGGTTTAAAAGAAGAATTATTAGCTACAAGCATTGTTCCAAAAATCTTTAAGGTTTCTATCTTCATATCACTAGATGCTTGGTGGACTTCACAACCCTCGTCACACCTATGATGTAATGATCGTATCCCTACAAGGACAGCATCATACAAATTAGGATTATCAACCAAGGAAACAAATTTTTTGGCTAAATTCTTGCCAAGTACAAAATCATTAATTTGAAGATACTCTAAATCTACGCTATGCTCCCATTGCAAATCTCGTGGCATAACATGAACTGACTTAAAATCAATTTCACATGATTTCTCTTTTATTTTCGATGGCCAATGCATCCTTAACTTAGCTCCATAGGAATGGTACTCTATAACACGGCGCCAATAATGCGCTGGCATCACAAAAATATCACCACCCAAATTTAATCCACTATCAGATGCCACAACAACTGTCTTATCTCCTTCCTTCATGTAGCACACTATACGGCACATACTGTTTTTGACACTAAACAATGTATCAACAGTGTTCTGTGCAAGAGACTGTACAACCAAATTTTTGTTAGGAGTTCTCTTTCGCACCCCAACACTC